ATGTTTTTTCTATCTAAACTATTTAAATCAACAAAATCTCAAACTGTAAATAATTGGCTAGATGAATATATTAAAATTCTTGCTGAACGCAAGTTAAAACCAAAAACAATCGAAATTAAAACGTATTTAATAAAAGTCATCCGCCAGCAAATTGGTGTTAAACCACTCACGCAAATAACCCCTCCTGATATTTCTAAAATCATTAAAATATACACCGATCAAGATAAAGCCCCGTCAGCAAAATGTATGTATCACCTTCTTAAAGATGTTTTCAGGGAGGCATATGCTCAAGGTTGGAATGACAGAAATCCTGCTGAACCAATTAAATGCCCTAAAGTTACGGTAAAACGATCTCGAATGACATTAAATGAGTTTAGAAAAATATTAAATGAAGCTGACAAAATGGGAAATAAAACATTACATGATGCAATGATGTTAGCCATAGTAACGGGTCAACGTCGTTCCGATATCGCAACTATGAAAAAATCTAACATTAAACGTAATTACTTATTAATTGAACAATATAAAACAGGAGCGAAAATAGCATTACCTGTTAAATTGAAATGTAAAAAACTTAATATTAGTTTACAAGATATCATTGAATCGACTAAAAACAATTATTTGCTAAGCAATAATAACAAACAAATAAAGTTAGATACAATAACAAGACAATTTGCACGCTTACGTGATAAAGTTTTTAAAAAAAATTATTGGACAGGTACACCTACCACATTTCATGAAATAAGATCATTAGCAGAACGTTTATACCGAGAGCAACGAGTCGATACAATGACTTTATTAGGACATAAATCTCAACAGATGACAGATAGATATAATGACAATAGAGGGAGGGAATATAAAAAACTAAGAATTAATAAATCATCCTATTTATGAGGTAGGTGACCAAACCAATTTTAAAAAAACGCCGTTAGTTAATAATTCTGTTATTGTAACAATAGATCAATTTGAACATCTAAAAAACCCATCAATCGGTTGGTATATGTTACCGAATGGTTATATACATCAATTCGGGACTTTAAAACTAGATCCGGTGGGTAAATATAACGCTGCAACGGTTGCAGGGGTTACATATTACACACATTTTTATAAAATTCCGCTACCACGGGCATATCCAACAACCCACGTGTCTACAACTGTGAGTTTAGCAGGTGCTACGATCGATATCCCGCAATCTAACGAATACGGGGCATGGGTGAGAAGTAACCGCGGTTCCGATGGTTTAGGGGTGTCGAAAAATTCGTTTGATGTATCTGTCACATCATCAACGCCTGGGTTTATCCCTGTCATTCATTTTTCATCTGACGGTTATTAGGCGGGGGATAAATGTTAGCTAGTACCGCCCGAGTCATTACTCGGGCATTTCAGGAAACACTGCGTTAACATTTGCCGTGTCAATACGAGAAACATTAATCGTAAATAATTCTAGTTGTTCTAGTAATTGTTTTTCAGTATCTGTGGCTACGTTATATTTTATTGCGCGTTGTAATAATGTTATTTTTGCATTTGCATCATTAATCAGTTTATCCCTGAGAGCAATATTTTGTTTGAATTTAAAATCGTTTTCAGCATTTTTATCTAAAACCCATTTTTCCCCGTCCCACTGGTGAAAAATATCGGGGGACGGTTCTGAATACGTTAAATCATCAAATATGATGCAACCAGCATTAATTGCATAATACAATTCATCGTGCTGTTTTGCTGTAATTTCCACACTGTCATTAGGTATTTCGTTGTTAATGTCATCTATATAAAATGATTGTGTGTTGGGGTTATAAAAATGTTTCATATTTAAAATCCTATCGCGATGTAAAAAAAACCGGTGTTAGCATAATTCCCCCACGGATCTCTACACCAACATCCATATTGAGCACGAGAAATCGGGTACGCTGCTGTTGAATTAACCCCTGCAAATCCGTCGCCGGTAACAATAGATAAACACGCATTGGGAAATTCTGTGTAAAACGATTGAATACACCCATTTATCCCAGCCTCAGCCTGATACTGCCCCTCGCCCCATTGCAAAATTAAACCACTCGGCATTTTTGCATAACCGTTTTTTGCAAATACCCCTGCATATTCAGCACTGCTAATCAAACTAGAATTATTAAATGTAGGGCGTTTTTTAAAATCAACCTGTTCACCTACCTCATAAATAGGACCATTACCATTCGTTATTTTTTGTGCGGGTAAAGCATTAAAATAATCTGCCTGTAATCTTTGCCACTTAGACGTGTTGCTCGCCGGTTTTGCATTGTCATTTTCAACTATGGCAATATATAAAACACCATTATATTTTATAATAGCATTTTCTGGATAAGTCACTAACTCACTCCATTCCGGCACACCTTGTTGTAACAAATATAGTATGTTTTTATCAATTCGATTAAATGCACCGTTCATCCATTCCATTGGTGGTTTCGAAGCAGTTTGATCGATAGTAATACCCCAACCTCTACTTACATCGGGAAAATCTATATTTTCACCTTTTTTTGCAGTATCAGCAAAAATTAAATAATCTGGTTTTTTTTGTATAATCATTGAATAGTTCCTATGTCTTGAAGTCGAACAAATTTTCCAAAATTAAATGCAGATGATTGATCATCAGCAGCAAATCCGAATGGTTGGTTATTAGATAACACAAGAAAACGGTACATAACGCCAATAGGACGGACTAATATGTCCATTCTACTGATTGCATATAAAGTTAAGGAGTTGAGATAATCACTGTTTACAAGAATATTCATAGACATATTTTGTAAATCAACTACATTACCATCATTACCAATCACAAATTTAATGGATTCGACAATATTTGATATTTTTCCTGTTTGATAATTTTTAGTAATTTTAGCTTTTATGAAAAAACGGTAGTCATTATCATTTAACACAACTGAAGATAATAATGCGTTACCATATCGGTAAAACTCACCATCACCGAAAGCTAACGCAGTTTTATCAGACAAAAAACCAAAATATTCTCTGGCAATAGCGGTTGGCAATACTCTAGATACCCCAACATGGCGACCGACAAGATCTAGTGCATAACCAGTTGCATCATTGATACTTAGAATATCGCCAATTTGAATCACATTTTGAAAGGTATTTTCTGTTTCTTTGAAAATGGCTTTAATTGTACCTAATGCTTTGGGTTTTGTTCGATATTGCCAAATTAAAAAGTCTTCTCTAGCCATCGATCAAGACCTCAACATTTGTTATTTCTGCATAGTCACGATAACCAATGTTAGCAATGTTAGATCCGTTTACTGTCAGTTCTTTTATATAGAATCCGTCGACGAGATTAATGTTAGATATAATCCGTGAAGCATAAATATTTTCACCAATATCAAATTCTAACTCTCTCAAATTTCTTTTAATTTCATTAACATTTATATCATTAAACGTTTGATAACGTCCTAATGTCATTGATACGTTAATGTCAATTTTTTTAGGTCTATCAAAATAGACTTTTCGTAAAATTCCGTCTAACTTATAAAAAGTTTCAATCTCGCCATGTAAACCACATCCACCGATTTTCTTCTTAGTGATAACCTCAGCTATTTTTTCATCTGAGCCGCCTAAAACAACAGCATTAAATGAGTGTGGAGGAACCGCTTTTTCATCGTTTTGATTGGTAAAGTTTTCATATACCTTACATTTTTTAACACCAACAATATTTTTCAAGGCAGCTGTAATACCTTGGCGATCATCATAATTATTAATTGAATGAGAAAGCATAAACCGCTTTAGAAGTTGACTATCAGTTTCTTGATCAACGCCACCATAACTTGAAGTGTTAGCTGTGACATTATCAACACCAATAATAACGGTACTAGGTGTAAATGTTTCAAAGGCATTAACATTATAATGACCCAGTTCTAATGATTGAAACTTGGCTCGAGCACTCCCTAATTCATTGAGGGTGATAGAATGCATTAATTGCCATTTGTTCTTATTTTTATCAATATATATTGCATTTTGAGGTATGCTAGTATTTGGTGTTCCACTGAATATCACCTCATCAATATATGAATATGAAGCATTAATTCTAGTTATACCGGCATACATAGCACGTTGTTCTAGCCATTGACCCGTCGCTTGATAAGGATCTAGCATTTGAACAATAAATGATACTGCTTGATGAATATTCGTTAATTCTTGAGAAAATAACCCCAGTAATTGTCCATCTGGCGTATCACTATCTAAATTAACATTTTCACCATAAATCGATTTAAATGCTTTTACTAAACGATTTTGGATGATATCAATATCATCAATAGTAATTCCTTTATCTGTTATCTGTAACATTAAATGAGGCCTCATTGGAATTGTTATATTTATCGGTGTAACTGATTTGGATTAGAAATTCACGTGTATCTGTGTCTAATAGAATGTCAAAACTATCAATACTTATGACACCATCAACTTTAAAAACTTCAGTTTTTACATCTATTTCTAACTGTCTTGTATTTGGATTTTTCGTCAGATAATCAAACCATGCAATGCCATCATTACGATTTAAAAACCAATCATTTTTGAGTGAAAGTAATTTGGTTTTAACACATTGTGCAATTGCTTGAGACTTATCTAAATAATTAGCCAGACTTAATCCAAATGACCAATCATGATTTTTATCGAGTTCCCTAACCTTCATTTGGTACTCCTGTTGTTTCGTTACCGCTTTTCACACCGATATGCGTATGTGTATTTAAATCAATACCTTTATTTGTCTTGACATCTTCGGCTGTAATAATTCCAGAACTAAATGTATTACCATTGGACTGACTAAAACTACCAATTTGATTGTAGTTGCCTAATTGCTGTTTATTACCCTCGTGGTCAATATCGCCCTTAATATAGATTTTTCCATTGGTAAGCCTTATATAAGTTTCACCATCATCCGTTTGCATGGATATGCCATTATGGTAAAAATCAGGAATTTTATTTGGAATACTATTGCATCCGACAATAAAAAAACCATCACTCAAATCATTGATTCTATTATCAAGTGGTTTTGAAGCTTGGCCCGAGACAAACCAGCCATCGATGCAACGGCTTGAAAAGACTACAAGTCCTTCATCTCCTTCTTTAATTGGTACGGTAATACAATATCCGCCGGCATGAGGAAATTGTGCTGGTACGTCTACCAATGTGGGAATGGATATTTCTTCACCATTTGCTAATACTCTATTTATCATTGGGATACATTTAACCGTATGACCATCGAAAGAAATCACTTTAGCTGGTAAAGCAGTATATATATTCGATTGTGCCCGTTTAATTTGATTCTCAATTGCTTGAAATAGTGAATTTGTCATATATTCTCCTGACAATAAAAAAACCGCCAAAAGGCGGTTTGATGAGATTTGATTTAATTTTTATCGGGAAATGAGTATTTTTTGTTATGAAAACAATGATGTCAGTTTTATCATCTGTTGCTACATAACTATCATAGAAATGTATGTAATAATGTTATTATCAATAATCATCATTTTGAAGATGAAGACTTTTCAAATTTTCCACTAATGCAAACTAATTTACTATGCCAATTAGTTCCGTATAAGTCTCCATTATGTTCAATAGATTCTATCTTATAGTCACCGTTATATTCAGTTAACCTTGATTCCACTCGAATAAGAGCCCCAATTTTATAATGAGGATTACATAACGTGGTAACTTCCAACCCATTATCGGTTTTTTTGGGGCTACCAATCATGCCGGTATTCATTGATATGACCCATCCCTCGTTATTAGCTAAGGCTTTATTATCTGGAATAACAACTAACTGATCATCTTGTATAGACCAATCGGCATTGTTATTAATTGCTATTTTGTGCATCACTTCACGTGTATCACACATCATAACTTTACCTCTGGGCAAAATCCTATCATTTGGAAGATCAATCTCACCTTTTTGGATTCCTAAATTTTTCAGCACTTCTTCTACAATATCTTTATCCTTTTGCCCTTTTTCCATTGTTTTGAAAATGGTTTTTTCGGTATATATTCGATGACCATCACCACATCGCATGGTGGTGATGATATCCTGCCCAGATAGATTATTTTCAACAGAAAGAATATCACCACAAAAGATTAAACTAAGAATGTCCTCTTTGTAGCAAACTGACAGTTCAAGATAATTATATTGTTTACTGGTAATTAAATTACGATTAGAATCATTAAGATTATAGACTGATATTTCGCCTGTATTAGGTTCAGAAGATAACGTTTTTTTTATAGAAAAAGTCACTCTAAGGTTATTAATAATTACACATTCTTTCCGATTGCCTATTTTAAGTTCAAGAACTCGACCAAATTGCTTCACGATACTCTTCCTTCGTCATGATTAGTAATTGCATACGATTGTTTAAGTCACCTTTAGATATTGCATTAATTCCTAATCCTGATTTGTCATAAAGTACTAAAACAAAAGGTGTATCAAACTCAATAAGAGCAGGACTACTTACAGACAAACCTTTATTTTGGGTAATGTATTTATCATTATCAATATCAAACAAATCAAATTGATATCCTATTGAAACAGCATTAAATCTCAATGTTAAACGTAAATTCATATCATATAACGAAAATGATTGTTCTAAAACATCATCACTGGTTGTTTGAATAACGTACATACTTAATCTCTCAAATTTCCACCAATTACCAAATATTCAATCACTTCATTTAGCATTGGCTTTGTTAAACTAACTAAATAACCATCTAAAAAACCTGTATAAAATTGATTTTTCCTCTTTGGGTTTTTGAGGCTGTGTTTTACCGAGATTTTTTTTAGCAACAGGTTTATTTATAATAGTTGCAATTTTAGTTTCGACAATAAAGATTTCTCGAAATGTTAATACAAATTCACCATAGGTCTCCTTTTTTTGAGTCAACCCTACAGAAGTAAGAACCATGTTTTTGTACAGTTTTGCATTTGTTTGCAATATAACAGGTTCACCACTACGTTGAATCGCCAATAACTTTTCGTAAGCATCCGCAATCCGATCTGAAGATAAACTATTCAATTGTGGGGACTGATATTCAGGAAGAAAATCAGCCACAACTGGATTTTGAATTTTTGCTTCACTTTCAAAATGGGATGCAAATCGATTGACCATACACTGAGCTTGTCCGCTAAATATGTTGAGCGGCATGGGCAATGGATAATCATTAAAATTCGATTCCACAGTACTGTCCACTGACACATTATTTATTTCATATCCAACAATAAGCCCATTTATTGAGATTTCTTTAGGATCTAATACGGCATGATCTGCAATATTAGCCCCACTTTCAATTGGATTTTCAGTTAGTTTTAATTTAGATGTATGCTGTTCAGAGGTATTAATATCTAAACTGAATATAAAATTATTACTAACAATCAACCCATTGTTTGTTGATGATTTATTTAATATAGATTGAAACATCAGTTAGACCCCATTGCTGTGCATGTATTATCGTTGATTCGTCTTGCTGTGTTGTCTACAATATTATAAATGCTATCAAAGCCATCCTGAGCCTGGGTAACATTCATCGTATTATGAATTGTTACTGAATTATTATTAAGGTTTGTATTTGATGAAGATAAACTACCAGCGTAAGCAAAATTTGTATTAACATTAGCTAAATTTTTATTATCATTTAATTTTTTTTCTTCATCATTATTCATATTGATACCTAGCCATGAAAGCTTGTCCTTAATACCATTTTTGGCTTTATTAAGGAAACCATCATAGTTATCTTTGATCCATTTTTTTCCGTCAGAAAATGGTTTTTTAATGAAGTCAAAAACTTTGGAAAAAGCATCTTTAATGCCATCAATAAAAGAATCAAGATCGACACCCCAAATATTGAATAAATCTTTTACTAATTTCCAACCTTCTTTAAATGGAGTTGAGATAAAATCGATTGCGGCTTCAAAAGATTTTCCAATTTTTTCCATGGTAGAAGTGCTATCATCAGTCCAAATGCTAAATAGATTTTTGACAAAATCCACTGCCGCCTCAAAAGGTGAAGTTAAAAAGTCAAATGTGGCGTCAAATACTCTTCCTATAGTTTCAACAGTCTTTTCCGCATTTTCTTCGCTCATACCAAAGTACATGAGAATATCTTTAGCTGCATTTCTACAAGAAGTAGTTACATCATCCCATAAGTTAGAAAAAAATGAGGTTATACCGTCCCAGTTATCATAAATGAGATAACATGCTAAAGCGATTGCTGAAATAATAGCCAGAATTGGATTTGCCATCATAACTGCAGTGAGGGCTTTTATCGCGACACCAATTGTTCTTATTACTTTGACCACTGCTCCAAGCGCTTTGAAAGCATTACCGACTTTAACAATAGCTTTGGTAAGTGAAGAAATTAGTTTGGCTTTACCTGATAACCAGGCTAATTTACCCCCGACAAGTAGTAGATATCCTAATAAAGCAAAAATTACACTTTTCCAGTTTTTATCTAAATTTTGCCACCAATCTATTACTGCCTTTATGCTGTCTATACAGGCTTGCCAAAATGGACCAAATAAACTTTTACCGCCCTTCAAGAAAACCATGAAATCATCAATGATTAATAATAATCCTGTTATCAAACCTATTATCAAACCTAAAGGACTGAATAACATAGCACGATTTAAAATTGCCCAAGCAACACTTAAGGCTATTATGGCGTTTTCCCAACCGATTGTGTTAGAAATAATCATGTCGATAAATTCAAAAGCATGCTTTATCACTTGAATAAAACTCGAAACAACACTTACAACGACATTGATACCTTTGGCAACCAATTCCTTGTTAGTCTCGAGCCATTTATTAAAAGTCTTAACAAGATCAGTTACACTTGGTAATAATCCTAAAGCAATTTTCGTTTTTATGGTGTCAATCGCCAGACCTGATTTCTCAATCTCAGCCTTGTATTTTTTTACTAATGCTAATTCCTTTTTTGAAATTGAAAATAAAAGATTTTTTTTGGTAGAAAGTTCTTCTGCTTTGTCAATAGCGCTATTAAAAGCATCAACAATTTTTTCACCATATTTTTTTGCAGCAGATGAAATTTTAACTAGCTTTTCTTTCAATGACTCAAAATTAGATTTGGATTTTTCAGCTGATTTAGCAGCCTTATCTGTAGACTCAGCAAGTTTTTCTGTATTTCCAGCTGCTTCCTTAGTAGATTTAATAGTTTTTTCTATAGATTTAATGGACTTCTCTATGGATTTAGTAGCGTCTTCTACCGCACTCACAATTTTGTCACCATATTTTTTAGCAACAGTTGTAATGTCATCTAAAGATTCTTTCAAAATTTCAAATTTAGATTTGGCTTCTTCAGATGATTCAGCGGCTTGTTTTACAGATTTGTTAGAACCAGTAATGACATTAGTAAGCGAATCATTTATAACATTACCAATGTTTGATAACTTCATTGCACTGATTTCTAACAAAGTAGTGACTTTAGTTAGATTGTTTACTTGTGAGATATCAACACCAATTTTTATCAAATATTGTTCTAGATGCACTTTATTTCTCCTTTGGCTTTTCAGCCAATCTAACTTCTGCTATCACATTGTGCATTTCGATAACATCATCAAGTGAATAAACAGTTCTTAAATCGTGGAGTGTTGCGTATTTGTTTACAATTACACTCCACATAAACCAATCTACATCGCTTTCTTGGCTATCTCCTCCAAGCTGAGCGTATTTACATTGGATAACAGGCCACTTGGTAAAAAACCCAAAAAATGGAATTTTAATCCCTCAATGATGATTTGATAATAATGGCTTCTGTGAGCATTGAAAAATTCACTAACCTCTCTAGGATTTTGGAATAGTACCTTCTTACCTGCTTCATCAGTAGCAGTAACATAATCAAGAATGAATCGTTCAATTTCCTCAAACTGTTCAGTGCCAATGTTAGAAGCCAATTGACCAATATCAAGCCCTGATTTATCATCCCCCAACGAAAAACAGCCCTTTAAAAGGGCTGTTAATTTTTTGAGATATTTATTGGCTTTGTAAAAATCTGCCTGTTTAAAGACATAAACAACATCGTCTAATGTATAATCTTTGTTTTCCATTATAGACCACCTTTGATGTTAAATTCAGCCTTCGTTGCTTTAAGTGTCCATGTTAAACCATTGTGTGCTGTACCTCGAGCAATTGTCGGCGGCGTAGTAAACCAACATCCGGTTAATAAAAACTCATCGCCATTACGTAAATCTTTATAGGCAATTAATTTACTAGTCGCTTTAGTTGGATTATTAATTTGCTCTTGTCGTAATTGATTTAATACTTCGTTAGTTTCAGTGTGTTGTAATGTTTTAATTGTAACAGTAGCACCTCTATTACAAGTATTAACAAATACGCCTTCACCATTAATACCATAAGTGATATCTCCATCATCACCTATTGGAGCAATACTTATAGAATCTTGAGCATTTTCATAACCAGTAATTTCATAGCCATCAATTGTTAAGACAGCATCTTCTAAAGAAAAAGATTTATTAGACATCGTGTATCCTTATCGATTAAATTGAACAATAATATCAACGCTGTGACCTGCACCAGCAAGTTTTAATGCGCAGTTGATTGGCATCATTTTGCGCGCCTCACGATCAGCCGTGTCTTGCATATCAAAAGAATCAGAATAGAAATAATATCCATTCATGGTATCTCCAGATTTTAACTCACCAATATCACCAAGCGACCATTTACCAAGTCCAAGAAATCCGTTATTGACAAATTGTTCACCAATGATTTTTAACTTACTAATTAAACGTTGTTGACCTTTATCGGTTTGAGGTATCTTTGTTGGTTCACCTTGTAAAGCATTAAAGGCTTGGACTTGAATAGCATTAACAAACGCATCTAAACCAGTTGTTTCATCAATAAATGTTCCACCAATCATTACACCTTCTGCAAGCATATTGACACCAGCATAATCAGTATAGAAATTGATACCTAAGCGACGGCATTTCATTGCTTCATTGACAGTGATTTTGTCATCTGAAGTAACACTAGCCTCTTGTTTAAACTTAACTGTTTTAGCAGTATTAACACCAGTCCAAACGGTAGTTAACGCAATACCCATAAGTTCAGCAGCAGCATGATTATTTCCTTTGTTATTATATTGAACCATCAAACGACCACTATTACGTTTTGACAATGTTTTAAGAACATTATCATCACTGTATTCAATATTTTTAACACGAGTTTCGGTATAAGCTAATACTTTGGCATTTTCAACGCCTTGTGCAACAACCCAATCATGAGCCTCAACTAGTTCACTATCAGTAATCGTATTTGCAAAGTAAACACCATACCAATTTTGATATTGATTTTGTAATGCAGTTAATGCTTCTGCAGGCGACTCTTTACTATAAGTTGTCGCATCCTCTCCTTTAATTAATGATGCTTTACCATCAATTAAATTACAAAGATTACCGATATAAGAGCCTTCTGATTGAGAATCAAACACATATCCAAAATTGTCGCCCTTACCTTCTTTTTGAGCAGCTAAAATAAATCTATTACCAACAGAATCATAAATAACTGAAACTCCACTATCTTTTAATTTAGTATTGATGACTGTTGCAACATCATTCATACTTGATACATTACTAAAATCCAGATCAGTAATTTGATGTTTAGCATCACCAAAATAAAAAGAAAAATAACCATCTTTAATATTCTTAAATTGAATATAGCTGACAGCTAAGGCAGAGCCATTAATTTTTGAACTCAACGCTTTAGTTGTAACGCCTTCTTGCATATATTTAGCAATCAATGCCGTTTTTGGTTTTGGCTGAGCAGAAAATAAAGCAACTGCAGCTTTATATGCATCAGAATCAGTGCCAAATAAATTTGCGACTGTCGTTGCATCAGAAACAACAACATAGCGCGCATCTTTATTGCTAAACTCTTCACACATATCTTTTGTAAAAATAGCCACAACGCTTAGGTCTCGTTTTTGTGCCCCTCTTGGCGATTGTTGTAGCGTTGCATCTACGACTTGACTTAATGGTAAACTCATTTAGTAACCTCGAATGTAAAATTAACGTTATCACCGCGTTTAATTTCGGTTTTAACGATTGGATTGATGGAAAAAATAAGATCTACTTGTGCATGACAAATTGTTTTGTCAGCAGAAGTTGTAGATATGTTTTCAATATCAGAGCATCTAAGATACCCCATTCTTAATTTTTTTAATTTTTGCCATACAGGCGTTAACTTCATTGACTCCGTTAACTTGCATAGCAGATCATAGGCATCATTGCCATAGGTTTTGACAGTTATAGTTGCCTCTTTTAGAGTAGATATCACTTCCTCCTCTTCATTGCCGAAATATAAAATTTCTTTTCCTATTTCAGTTTGGGAAATATTAAGTACAGTGACAAATCTATCTAAACTTGAAACATCAGGCACGCTATCTTCATCAAATATGTTTGATTCCGGTAAGTTCAAAATTCCCGCTATCAAATTTTTAATCTCAGTCATTTCAAGTTTAGAAACAGTCGTGATTTGCATAGTTGCTCCATAAAAATAGAAGATATTGCTTAATGATTTAAAATCATGCTTTTCGTAATTTGGCATTAACAATCAATTTTTTAATTGAGTTAAATTTGTAGTTGGTTTTTTCGATAATTAAGTTATCTAGATTCAGATAAATTAGAATGGCAATTTTTCTAATCTAAAAAGTAATTAAAATTGATTTAAGTTATTAGGAATATTTTGAAAAATTAAACAGGATCATATTAATTTTTACACATAAAGTTAACTTATTGAAATAAAATAAGTAATATTACGTAACTTATTCTTTGCACATAAATTGCGTATTGTTCTTGGGTGCAATCTCCTGACAATAATATTGCTGCCAACCTTCAATTATGGCTCGGTTATAGCCGATTGCGTTGGTGAGACGGTAATAATCTTGTTGAGAAGACTTTGCAAGTCGTAAGGCTTGCTCAGCAACATCGCTGGAGGTGGCACTATTTCGCTCGATGGCGGCAACTTTGACGCGCAACTCGACAAGACCATTATCCACATTATCACGTAAATTCTCTGTTTTAGCCTGTTCATCTTTTATTGTCTCAATGATAGTTGACTCAATTTGTTTAATGGCATTATTATTTTGTTGATATGCTTTAAATTGCGCTTCTAACGTAAGGGTTTTAGTGATAGCTATTTGTTCATCCTTCCAACAGCGATACGCAAAATAGAGCGCAAAAAAAGTGATAAAAATACAACAATACGGTAATATTTTAGGGAGTAACGTAAACTTGTTCATCACATCAAACCATTTAAATACACTGTTTTACCGCCATTTTTAACTGCAGTGAGTACTATTTGACGGTTTTTGGTTGGACTAAATCCGATATGCACCCATTGATTATGCTCTTGGATAAGCTTATCAAATACCACACCGGCATCAATTAAGCGTTGACAAATTTGTTTCGGGGTACCAAATGGAGAACGAAAGTCAACCGCTAAACCCTTTGTATGTGCACTATTTGCCGCACCACCGACCCGGGCATTTAATGCCGGACAACGATAGCCTGAGGTTATGATTACCGGATGTCCTAACGCTTTTCTAACAAATTCAAGCTTAATCGCGGTCAGTTGAACATTAGGCATCAGCTCAGCCGGTACGGAATTGTCTATTTTTAGTCGACTGGCGGTCAGTGAATAAGTAAACTCTTCCAGTTTGAAGTGTTCAGTCAATTTCATTTGTTTTAATTTCCTCTCAATTATCATGTCCACGTGTTTTTTTTAATAATTGTTCTTCAAGTGTTTTGATTAATGTGGCACCTGACCATCCCGCTAACCCAGCCACACCGCCTGCCAGCTCAAACTGCCAGTTAAAATAACTGGCTGCCAGCACCACCAGCGCTCCGGCAAAAGTTGAAATAAAGATCTGAGCAATTAAAATCATCAGATTGAACTTATTACCATTGATAATTTGATAGCAATAACTGGCTAGTGAACCAAGTAAAGTGACAAAAAATAAATAAACGACAACATACCAATTGATATTGTCAGGATCTCTGATTGGCATAGGTTTAATCTTCATAGGTGAGCCTCAAAATGAGGCGATTGAAATAAGAAAGGGTTACACAGCTCTTATGTTAAGTCATTTTCTGAGATTGCTCTGTGAACCCATAAATCGTTATAGCTCTATAGTCGAATTTTAGATATAAAAAAACCGCATTAAAGCGGCTATATAAAAATGAATTATATTTATGAAACTTATCAAGATAAACTTTTTTATAAAATTAAACATAGTGTTATATTAAAACTTTCAATTTTTAGGCAATAAAAAAGCCCGCTTAACGGGCTTTTTAAACAATTCTTGATTTTGAGATAATTATATACTAATTAGCGTACGTTGTCAACCCTTAGATTGAATTTTTGATATTAATATCATCTAAAACACTAAATCAATTTTGCTAAAAGAAATAGTCATATATAAAAACAAAATTAAAAAATCATCTTTATTAATTTGATAATTTGCATATTGATAAAAATAAATCATTTATTGATTGCTTGGATTATCTTATAGCTAAATTATATTTTTATAAAATCATGAACTGTTATATAGAAAAATGATTAATTATAACTAGACTGAATTATTATAGTTTTAATAATTGATTAATAATAATCAATCTATATAAATATTATTTTTGTCGCAAAAAAAAAGCCCATTAATGGGCTTTTCTTACAATTTCTGATTTTGTGACCTTTATATACTGATTAGCGTACGTTGTCAACCCTAAAGCCGATCTTTTTATCATAATATTATTTATTACGCCTAATTATTTTACATAATATCTGATAGTTCGGAAAAGATACCCAAAATCGACCTATTTATATTAATGATAATTTAGCATATCAATTAAAACAAACAATCAAAAAGGTAAGGTATTTTATTGACTAGATGGATTCATATCACAGATATATTTACTTTCTTATACATTAGATAAATGAAAAGTAAATTTGAGTTAATAGAATACATTATTGTTATTGTTATTGTTATTGTTATTTAAAAACACTTGCATTTAATATCTGAAATATCAAATTAGGAATAATAAAAAAGCCCGCAAAGCGGGCTTTTCATACAATTCTGCATTTTGGAATAATTATATAATTGTTTGCGTACGTTGTCAATACTTAGTCTCCAAATCAGTATAAAAGAATATTAATTACTTCGAAAATTAACTTTTAGTCATACCTAAATACTATGTACAGATAACTACGCCTAAAATTCGCATTCACCAATATGTTTAATGTTTCGAACAGTACGTTATTACACACGCTATCATTAGTAATTAAAGCAGAAATTTTAGGTTTGATCGTCGTTTTGGGTAATTTTAGTGGCTTATCTCTTTCTATGTAGATATAATTATCAAGAATTATTTCAACACAATTCGGGAATTTCTGAAATAATTTTATCGTTCCTTTTTCACTATTTAGTTGTTTTTGTTATCGATATTATTATGTCGATAATTAATCTATTTTTTAGTCGTTAATAATGGTTGCACAATTATCTTAAGTTATATATTATCGATAACCTATAGAATTAATGATAACAATAGCTATCAAAAAACCAATAACTATGATTAGTTGATTGGTAATAACTTGACTTATATAATCATAAGCTCTATCAAGATGAGATAAAATTATGACTACATTTACAGATAGATTAAATTTAGCATTGAAAAATTCTGGTTTGTCACAGCATCAATTAGCTGAAAAAGTGAAAATTAGCCAACCAGCTATTCAAAAACTTCTTTCAGGGAAATCGAGTACATCTAGAAAAATTGTCGAAATAGCTAGTGCATTAAATGTCGACTTATTATGGCTAACTAAAGGAATTGGTTCAGCTACAAATAATAAAAGTAAATCAAATGCATCAATGCTCGGTGCTATTGATGAATGGGACCAGCAAACACCTCTTGATGATGATGAAGTTGAATTGCCTTTTTATAAAGATGTTCGACTTGCAGCTGGTAATGGATTTGCAGATGATATAGAAGATTACAATGGATATAAATTAAGATTATCACGCTCAACAATGCGTAAATATGGTATTGATAAAGATTGTGCTGTCTGTTTAACTGTTTATGGAGATAGTATGGAACCTGTCTTTAGAGACGGTTCTACAGTAGGTATAAATCAAGCAGATAAAAATATCCGAGATGGAAAAATATATGCAATCAATCATGACGGATTGTTAAGAATAAAAATACTCGAAAAATTACCGGGTAATCATGTTAAAATTCGTAGTTATAATCCCGAATACAGTGACGAAGTTGTATCTCAAGATGAAATAACCGTGTTAGGAAGAGTTTGGTGGCAATCATCGATATTAGATTAA